GATTAAAGCCAAATCCGATTGTGACTCGCGGGGCCTCAAAAGGAAGGTCGGCATCATTGGCAGCAATGGCAGAAAATCTCAGAGCCGGCATTGAAAGAGAAGCAGCAAAAGCATGAAATCAGGACTCGTTTCACTACTAAGCTCGGAAGCAACGATCACAGCGATCAGCGGAACGCGAGTCTATGTACAGCGAGCTCCACAGAACGCGGCATTTCCTCACATCATCATCACTCAAATGAGTAGCGAAGAAAACACGACGCTCGATGGCGGATCCGGCCAGTTAAGGTTTTTGGATTTCGATATCGACTGTAAAGCGAAATCATCCGTCACGGCAGAGTCGCTAGGAAATGCAGTCAGAACATACATCGACGATTACAGCGGCACAGCCGGCAGTTACACAATCGGAGCTGTATTGATCAACGATGAGTCAGATGATTATGAGCCACCGCAAGACGGCTCTGACGTTGGTGTGTTTGTGGTCACTCTGGATTTGACAATCCATTACAACACTTAAAGGAGCCTAAGAGATGGCAAAGCTGAAAGTAAAAGGAACCGTACTATCCCTGGGATCAGGCACGGCATTCACGCCGGTCGCTCAGGTTCGATCGTTTGGCGTGGATGGCATGGAGACTGAAACATACGACAGCCGCACGCTCGATGGTACGGCGGGAGTCGAATACGACCCGACCGGCTACGTTGAAGGCGGCTCAACGACGTTCGAACTTTTGCATGATCCGGCGCTAGCGGGCCACCAAGCGATTCATGACCTAGTCACGTCCGCCTCACTCAACACCGACGGCAGCGCAAATAAGACAAACTGGCGAATTCAATTTGCAAACACGTCTTCTACCGAAATGACGATGGTGGCAGCTGGCGTCGGGTTTTCAATTACTGGCGAAGCATCTTCAGGGCTGGCAGCGTCGGTCACACTGAAGCACAGCGGGTGCCCTGTCCTTCCTACCTGATGAGGTGCTGACGTGAAGTGCAAAACGACGCGAGATATTGACGCTGACGCAAATTGCTTTCCTGCATATGTGACCGAGACTCCAGCAGGGAAGAGAGTCATCGCATCCGGAACGCTTATTTGTCGCGATGAGTTTGCTTTAGCGAATTGTGTCGCACTTGTGCAAAACGGACTTGCTGACCCAGCGGACGATGAATGCAGGCTGGCGTGCAATCGCACGGAGTCAGAAATAGCAGTAGCAAAAGAGGCGATGCACAGGCTCTTGAACGGCAAGGGCATGGCTGACGATGAAGACGAAGAAGAAGATGAGGAGAACGAAGAGTGACGAGAGTTGTGGCGACAGCAGATGAGTTCCTGACATCACCTGCAATGGACCGGCAGAAAATTGATGTGCCGGTGCCTGAGCTTGGCGAAGGAAAGGTGATTCCGATTTGGGGGATGACTCCCAAAGAGCGAACCGATTTCGATGATCGTATTTCGCGCATGAGCAAGGCAAAGAAAGAGCAGTACAAAAAGGAAGTTCGTGAAAGGCTTCTGGTTGAGTGCTGCAGAAATGATGACGGCGTTCAGTTGTTTACGCTTGATCAAATTGCACAGCTCGGGCAAAGACGCGGCGATGTAGTTGAGCGACTTGTGAATGTCGCGATCAAGCTTTCAGGGTTCAGCGGGCAGGACATCGAGACGCTCGCAAAAAACTCCGAAGAAGCCCCCGAAGGCTGACAGCACTTCGGCTGGCTGAGCATGTTGCAAAGACTCTCAACGTTGATGGGATGCTGTCGGGAATGTCCCATGACCAGTTTGATGAGTGGTGCGCGAAAGACATCGTTGAGCCAATTGGAAGCAATGGTACAAACGAAATTCTGATGCGGTTAGCAATGGTGGTTGCAATGGCATCCGGACTCAAAGAAGTGAAGGTCAGTGATTTCGCGACGTGGATCAAAACTGTAGATGCTCCGGCTGACAGCAGCGTGGCAATCGCAGCACTCGAAGCAATCGGAGCGAGGCGGGTTTAATGGCAAACGCTGGGGATTTAGTTGTTAGGCTGGGGCTAAACTCCAACCCACTGACGAAGGGGCTTGCAGATGCAAGCACTGGCGTTAAAGGGTTTGCGGAGTCAGCAACAACATGGCTGAACCCTGTGACTGCAGTATTTACTGGGATGGCAGCGGCAGCGGCAGCCACGGGGCTGAGCATCTACGGTATCGCACAACGCATCGAAAGCTTGGCAGGAGTCGTTGACAAAGCCAATCAGACTGGACTGTCAGCTGAGTTTATTCAACAGCTGGGCTTTGCTGCGGATCAGTCCGGAGTTTCTGTCGACGGGCTGCTTGGCGGCTTGGATAAAATGACAATCAGCCTCGGTAAGGCAGAGTTGAATAGCGAAGAGACCGCCAAGAACTTAGAGCAGATCGGGCTAACTTCCGAAAAGCTATCGGGCTTGAAACCAGAGGATCAGTTTTTAGCCATTGCTGATGCAATTGCGAAGCTCCCAACCGTAGCAGAAAAAGCCGCTGCATCTGTTGCGATATTTGGAAAATCAGCCATGGAAATGGCACCACTTCTTGGCGAAGGCGAGAAGGGAATTCGCTCACTTATGGAAGAGGCAAAGAACCTGAAGATCGGGATCAGTACAGAAGACCTGCAGTCAATCGCAAAAGCCGATGATGCAATGGCTAGAATGAAATCTTCGCTGTCTTCGGTGGTTTCAAATATCGCAGTTAGTTTGGCCCCAGTCTTTGAGCAAATCAGCAATTCACTCACCGCGATCCTGCCACAAATTGCAGAGATGGCCAGAAGCCTCAGCGGCGTCTTAGCAGAGGCTATGAAGACCGTCGGTGATATGGTCGACGCTGAAGTGATCCCAAAAATGAAAGAGTTTCTCACAGTCACTGCGGACCTGTTAGCGAAGTGGTCCGCGATGCCGGAGAAATGGAAGTTTCTCGGGGAGGTAATCGCAGCAGCAATCTCACTGGCCGTCGAGACGATCAAGGCTGACTGGCGGGACATGCTGGATGACATGCTGAAAGCGACGGCGGAAAAAGCCAAGACGCTGATGGGCATGTTAAATCCGACAACGTACACGACCGCCGCCCTTGATTATCTTTCGAGCGCAGAGAATGCCGACTACTCTGGCGGCCGTGGAGCAGGCGCAGAATCTCCACAAGACAAAGCTTCAAGAAAGTTTGAAAACCTGATGCGTCAACTTAATGGGGAAGCCCCGATCGCAGGGCCGGACTCATCGCAACTCAGGTCAGATCGACCACAACAAGCACCAGATGCATTGGAAGCAAAACTGCAAGCAGCAATGGCAGGAGGTGCAGCCACAGGCGGGAAAGATCCAAACGTCACAGCGACGGAAAAGCAAACAACGAAACTCGTTGACGCGATCAAAAATCTCGGATCTCCAAAACTTAATCTCGTTCCGGAGATCGGCCCATGACAGTAATTTTCATGGCAGAAACTGGCCAGGGCAGATCAGCAACAAACGAAAAGGGAATGCGGCGTTATACCCGAGCATTTCTGCTTGAAACGACAGATCGGACTGATGGCCCGTTCGCAGTCGGCAGCGATTTAAATCTTCCAGTAATCGGCAGCTTACATCCTGAAGACATGAACGCATGGTGCGTTAGTCTCAAGGTGGAAAACAGCAACCCATGGAAAGGATGGACCGTCACAGCTGATTACACCAGTGAGCGCGAAATAACCGAGGATCCGACAGTTGAGCCGGCAGCGATCACATGGAGCAGTGAGCAGTTTCAAAGGCCAGTCATTTATGACAATAGCGGGAACGCAGTCGTCAACTCTGCCGGAGACCCGTTTGACCCTCCGATTATGATGGATGATTCACGTCCAGTCGTAACAATATCGAAAAACCTTGCTGTGGTTCCTGCATGGATTTTGGCATATCAGGACGCTGTAAATTCTGATGTGTTCTACGTCGATGGGATCACTGTCGGGATCGGGCTAGCAAAAGTGCAATCCGTCACTGTTGGTGAAGTTCAGCGACGAAACGGAATCATCTTCCGCACGGTAAATCTCGTGATTCATCTTCAGCGAGCCGGATGGCTGGTAGAGGCTCAGGATGTCGGGTTCCGTGAATTAGGGACCGGAGGCAGGCAAAACATAGTAAACGACGTAGACGAGGAAAGGCCATCTGCTCCGGTTCCTCTCGACGGGGCTGGCACTCACGTTGTTGAACCGACCGCTGCCACAAACGTGACTCTTTCATTTGGCGTTTATGCTACACAAGTGTTTTCCTCCCTTCCGCTGAGCTAAACCACATGGCAGACGAGATCAAAATAACGCAGTCCGTGCGACTTGTGAAAAGTGCGTTGAAACACGAATTCACTCCGCCACAGTTATCGCTGACCATGACCGGCTCGCTTGTCTACGATCTCACAACAACCGTCGGAACATCCGAGGAAACGGCTGGGCCAGCGTTTGGCGACATCGGCACAGAGGGCTTGTGTATCATCTACAATCTCGACCCGGCTAACTATGTTCAGGTGGGATTTGCCACTGGAGTTTATGGGATGCGATTGCGTGGCGCAGGAGCGCCCGCAATCTTCTTTCTTGAACCAAACACAACTCTCTATCTGAAGGCGAACACGGCGGCGTGTAACGTCCGCGTGATCGTTTACGAGTTGTAAAAATGGCAGATCCGCAGGGCACTGTATTTGGCGATAAAGCGGTCAAGCAAATTGCAAAGACCGTTCGCGAAGTCGCACGTCGCATGATGAACGAAAAGCCAAATCGCGGACGGTGGCAGTTCCACGGCGGTTCAGGCGGCGGCGGTGGTGGCCACACGATCTGGTTCACGATCGATTCCCTTCTCTGCCCCGAAGCTGACTACGTCGCAGAAACAACGCTGGTTGTGACGGCGACACACTACAACCAAAGTTGCGCCGGAACGCCACCCGGAGCAAACTACGAGGGCACCTACGATGTGTATGACATCTGCAATTACCTCCACGGTCTGGTCGAAGATGATCTGCTCGGAACAACTGGACGCGCCACATACATGTACCCGCTGACAGGAGCCTGCGAGCCCCGTTGGGTGATTGACGACCTTTGTGCCCAGCCGGAGTGTTGATAGATGCCCCCACGATACCTCCGCAAAGGAACGACAAAATTAAAGCCGT